CATAAGGGACATATTCCGTGAGAGGGTCCCATGAAGCCAATTGAGGCATTTGTATATAAAAGCACTAAATCTTTAACGTAGATCCTTATCCGCCGTATAATACGTCTTCCCCTTAGTGGCGAAACTGTGCACCCTAGCGTACCCCCACGCGGCTGGAGAAGCTCCCGGCCGATGCCCGGTTCTCCACGCGGCGAGTCCCCTGTTGTACACGGTCTTCACAGTCTTCAGAGGGATGCCGGTAGCTTTACTAATTTCAGGGAGGGATTTGACCTGTGGACCGTATCTCTTTCTGAACCTCTGGGTGTAGGAGGAAGACTTAGTTTTTTGTCCCTTGTCCGTCTTGAATCGTCTATAATCCCTGCGAAGCATTTTCTTATAGCGGGTCTCAACCTGTCCCAGGGTCTCAAGCCCCCTGAAGTATTTGAGCGGCGCGTATATCTTCCCCTTGGTTTTACGCAGTTGGCCAACCTTGCGAACGATCTGGGTATCGGTGAGGGGCATCCTTACTCTGTGCTCACATTTTTATCGTCACGGTGAAATACGACACCGCGAGAACGTAGGCGGCGAACAACATATCCGAAGGGGTCCAGGTGTACCCCCGGTCCCAATCACCGAAGACGTACTTGGTACACAGGAAAACGATCGCGGGTATGATCAACTCCTTTTTGAAATTGGACCGGTTACGTACGTGATTCAGGAGGTACGAGAGCGTGACGATGAACAGGGTGGACTGAATCATCTCTTACTTCTTCTTGAGATATTTTACGGCGACCTCTATGCTGGGGTAGATCCGCTTTCCGAACCGAACGCGACCGGTTCGAGGGTTATAGTACCCTTCATGACCGCCGAAGGTTGCCCTGTGTACTTCGCCGATCATATATACAATCGATGAGAAAATTATCGGCGGTTGATATCCAAAATCAACACGACCCGTGTACCGAGCCCCTCCTTGACGAGTTCGTGGTACCTCGAGTGGTCGAACAAAAAGTCCTCACCCTCTTCGTGCGCGTGCGACCCTTTCTCCGTGTGAAGCACGCATTTCCCACCGCTCTTGATGGTGATGTGATACCTCAGGAGACGGTTCGATTCGGCACGGTGCGGGTGGAGACGCATGGGTTTATCGCTCACGGCGAACGCGGCAACCTGGGTGTTCACACAGGGGATCTGTTTCAGGACGCTGCTGAGTAAAGGGAAATCCTTCACTCGGTAGAAGTAATAGTCCCAGTTCTCATCGAACCAAGGACTGACATCGTGGTAGTACCTCTTCTCCAGGGTCGGGTGGACTGCCTCGAACTCCGCCTTGATCTTGTCGAAATGGAGACGTACCAGCATCAGGCCGGGAAAGTTCGCCACCTTACACTGCGACCCCATATGTACTAAATCTCTGAACGTGTTGGCGATGCCGATCAAGGGACGTTTCGGATTTTGAAAATACAACGTGTCGATGGGAAGTTTCATGTAATCGTACAGGACCATCAGGATTGGGAGCCACATTATTTTCTAAGTAGATAATAAAATGCCCGGTTACACCGAACCTCTGAACTCCGTCGAACCCAAGCCCACCGCTGAGCAGAAGGACATCGCGTCCCGTTTCATGCCCGGCATCCCCAAGCTGACCATGATCCAGATGGTCATCGTCGCGCTCATCGTCGTCTACGCTTGGACCGCGCGCAAGGTTAAGGGTGTGGTCGTCTCCGCCCTCGCCCTGACCATCGCGCTTCTCCACATGTACGATCACGTCTACCGCGTCAAGCGCGGTGCCGAACACGCGTTCTTCATGCCCGCTCTCGCCAAGAAGGAAGCCTACGGGTGCAAGTCTTGCATGTAATTTTTTTTAAAAGCGTATTATAAGTATGCGCGTCAAGATTCGTCGTAGCCCGAACCCTCGTAAGAAGTTTCGAGCGACGTTAGAGGACGGCAGGTTTGTTGACTTTGGTGCACGCGGATATTCCGATTACACTAAACACAAGAATCCTTCACGTAAAAAAGCGTACCTGCTCAGGCACGGTGCGAAAAAAGCAGGTCAAAAATGGGGAATCGACGGGATCGATACCGCGGGGTTCTGGAGTCGATGGTACCTCTGGTCCGAACCGACGATCAAAGGTGTTGAGCGACTCATGTCTAAGAAATTCGGGATCGAATTTCGCTGATGATCTGATCAGCGATTTCTTCGGGGGTTTGTTCGAGCATGTCTTTCATGTTCTCACACGACTCATCGTTATCACGCATGGCGGTGTTGAAACTGTCGAAGGGTACGCAGTTACCGCCTATGTCCCTGCTGTCGGAGGAGCAATCCTTGAATATACTTTTCGCCTTGTACCTCGCAATCATATCCTCGGTGGGTTTGAGGTAGTCGTTCATGTACTCCGACCACAATTGCATACCGCCCAAGGTTAGGATTTTATCACCGGGTTCGTAGTGTTTCTCAAACTCCGCCCTCATCTCCTTTGCACCCATATTGAAATCGGTGTGCATTTTACAAAACTCAGGACTCATCTCTTGGATCTTTGAGAAGGTTTGGACCAATTTGTTCTTGACACTCAGGTCTTCCGAGTCAGCGAGTTCCGCGTCGGTGGGAAAGCCTGTGCTCAGGAGTCGAATTTCGTTCGCCATGTCGATGAACTTCCTCTGCTCCTTGAGGTACATGGTCTTCTCGAAGTGGGGTGCGGTGCCTGGGATGACAGCTGCGAAGAAGGCTCCACCCGCGCTGGATGACATCATCATGGAACAACAGCACAAGAGAAGTAAAGCTGCCATTTTACAATAGAAAAATATTTAATTTCCCGGCATACTATATGACACTCGAGCAGAATCTTTTGAAATTACTCAACGGGAAGGATAGGTGTGCCCCACTCAATGCTCTCAGAGTGAACAAAGTCCGTAACAAAATTAAACAGGGTGCGTTCGGTGTTGTGTACCGCGCAAAACTGAGAGACGGTCGATACGTCGCGTTAAAGGAAATAACCACCGAAGCAAATACATCTGGGACGGCCCAGTTCGAATACGATATCGCGAAAAAGTTGAAAGGGTTCGGCGTTCCTGAACACGTGTTGTACACGAAATGCCCGCCCAACCCCAAAACGAAAAAGTGGAAGGAATATATCTACATGGAGTACGTAAACGGTACACCCCTGTACGAATTTCTGCAATCGCAACGGAGCACAGCTGAAATTCATTCCGTTATTGTTCAGGTGCTCTACAACCTGTACAGAATCAGGCGAAAGTACGGGACGAATTTTAGGCATCATGATCTCCACGGCGGAAACGTGTTAGTCAGAAAAGTCGACCGCAAAATTCTCAATATTGAAATAGGTGAGAAAAAATACAAACTCCTGAACTACGGCGTTGAAGCTGTCATTATCGATTTCGGATACGCCATGCTGAACAGACCCAATCCTTTAGTGGAGAAGGGCATAGCATTCAACTGGGGTATTTCACAGAGTTCGTCTGTAAGATATGACCTTCATTTCTTCCTGAATGAAGTCTACTATATGACCACAAACCGGGAAATCAAGGACCGTATAAAAGCGATAATACCGGAACCGTACCTCCAGAGGAATAAAAAGGGTTGGCTAAAGGAAGGTCGCCTAATCGACGGTGATCGAAAACTACCCACTAACGTACGTCGAATGATGAGAAAGCGTACGGATGAACGCCTTCCAAGTTTCGGCGACGCGATAAAGGCGTTCATGACCAAAGAAAATTTCAACAAAACTTCACGAGTACTCGTCGCCCGACCCGGCTATATGCAGGGTTTACGGAACGGGTTGAACTCCCCGCCGAAACCGAAATCAAAGCGCACGCCGACACCGAAATCGAAATCAAAGCGCACACCGACTCCACCGTTGATGCTGAGAAACATACACGGAAAGGCGCGTCAATACAAGCGAAAGGTCTGGTACGACAAGGCTGTGGTGAGGAACAAGAAAGAGATCGAACGTCTCAAGAAGACGATATGCGGAAGGGCGGCGACGACGACAGGGGACCCCTCGAAGTTGCAGTTCACGAACGTTCGAGGTAAGGTGCGAAAATACAAGAAGAAGGGTTGGTTCAACAAGGCTGTGGTGAAGAATAAGGATACGATTCAACGTCTCAAAACTACGGTGTGCTAATCGGCATCAGTATCAGAGTCGGATTCATAGAGAGGGTACGTAAGTCGTAGCTGCTTCTCCTCCATGTCGTAGTGAACAAACACTGGAACAGCAAACCCAACTTCCTCGAGTTTTTTCACGTACTTTTGCCGCCTCATCTCATATTTTTGCCACCTGGCTTCATGTTTCGGGTTCTGCAGAGGGTCGAATCCAGGCCGACTCGCGCTACACTGCATGTCCTGTTCCGCCTGACGCATGCAAACCGCCCACGTCTCAATGGTCGCGTCCTCCTCGTGTTCGTAGATCTTCTTCGTAATGTCACAGAAGGCGAGGTAATCACCTTCTGGGATATTTTGGCTGTTCTTGTCGACAAGCTCTTGCAAGCGCCGTATATTTTCGGTTCCGCTCATCGTGCTGCCGCGCGGTATATTAATGAATCCGCATGATTTTTTTTGCAAATATTTATAAAAATCAAAAAAAATCAGGGGAAATAATTTTATCACGTAATAGTAATAGTAATAGTAATTAGAATGGAGATCATTACTTTTCCTATGACAATGCTGACGACCCTATCCGGATCCGTTTCCGCCAGCCTTCCGTTCGCGAATCTTCTTCCCAACGGCGAAGGACCCCTCAGCGACAAAGAATTTGGAGGGTACATAGTGACAGTTTTCTGTCTCATGCTTTGTGTGTACATGATCATGAAGATGCCGATGAAATCTCCGCCAATCCTGATGGCATGTTGCTGCATGATGTCCTGTTGCAGTTCATCCACGAGTCGGATAGTCAAAGACGTGCAACGACGCGTGGCGTCAGCACCAGCAGACGCTCAGGAAGAATAAAAATCTCCGGATAACGTAAAACATGGCTGCGAAACGAATGCTCAAGAAGATCGAGAAAATCGCAACCTCGTCGATGAAGCCAAAAACGAAGGTTAACAAGGCGATCAAATCCGTGAGCTTCAAAAACACACGAAAAAAACTTATCGTGGTCATGAAAGCGCCGCGAAAGAAACTTATCGTGGCCATGAAAGCGCCGCGAAAGAAACTTATCGTGACCATGAAACGATTTCGTCTTAAACGTAAGTAAAGCTATCTGTACGATACATGTTAACCGTAAATGGATCTGTTTTCCCTGTCACTGAAACAGCTTCATTTCCATATAATTCACCGCATCCAACATCGTCCATACAATCGCGATCCCCCTGATTTAGCGGAACTGGGTACAGATTATCACTGCCCGTTGTGGTATAGAAATGGTATCTATCGCGTCGACCGGTAACTTCTTTTCCGTAGAGCGGAAGGGTCTCTCCGGAATCAGACGTCAAAAGACCCATCTGATGGAAGATCCCCGGCTTGTACTGTCTCAGAGGCGGTCCCCTAAATTCTGGTTCTCGCGCACGCGCGACAGGTCTTTCACGCTGTCTTTTCGTCACGACCTGCGTCACCACCTTTGGATTCGACCACAGGTACGCGACAGCGAAAATCATTGCGACGACGACGATCGTCAGGAATTGAATCTTGGCCTTGTTCTTCATATTATAGTAAAGGGTGAGATTTTTCTTAGCCTCCGAGAAATGTCGATTGCGACGACTAGGAGTAGAATTCCCAAAGCGTAAGGAACTACTTCGTTCATACATCGTACGCCAGTCTGTACAATCACGAATACATTTTCAATCGTCGACGCCCCTTTCTCCACCACCCCGCTTACGGCCCCTACGAGAACAAACGGTGCCCGTATGACTTTTAGAAAAGTGTCCCTAATTTCACGCCTGGTATGAATCATTTGCATTATACCGTCATGATTTGAGGTTAGAAGAGCCAGCCTCTCTTCGTACTCGAAATATAACTCGATCACCCTGTATCGATACAAGAGGTACCATTCGTATATCCATGTGCTAAAAAAGAATACGATCGATATTCCAGTCGTAACGATGACCGGTGTTTTGTACATGACTACATTACTGTCATAATCTCTAAGCGTTGATTGAGGGAGTCTACGTGATTATATTCGCTACCGGGTCAAACTTAAAGCGATTGTACGGAACACCTACGAACGCCCCGATCAAGAATACGCCATCTAGACTGTGAAATTCCTTCTCCTTGCGAAAATGGCGAGCAGTTTTTGGTTTTATTACTACTTTTCCATGAGATATGTACGATCACTCACGTATCTAACTCGTATGCTCCCTCAATTCGGAACGTTCCGATTGGATACTATTTTCATCAACCAATCAAAGAAATAGGCATAATCAAGCCACCAATCAAAATACGTAAGGAATGCTTCGATAGTATTGGCCGGATCGGAGTACAGCGCGAGTAGAGCTAGTTTTGATTTTCCCTTTTTTTCGTACCGGAACGGCTAGCGATTTTGATTTTTCCCTTTTTCGATTCTTTTTTTTCACCCGAACCGAAGGATTCACGGTTGGATCCCATAACCTTAAAATTTACATTTCACCGAAAACACTATAAATCGGTCGGTTTCCCGGAGGACTCGTCAGTATTCACCGCGCGGCGGCACGTTTCCATGGCAAGAACCAAGCAGACCGCACGCAAGTCCACCGGGGGTAAGGCTCCTCGCCACCAGCTCGCTACCAAAGCTGCTCGCAAAAGCGGAGCCCATCGAGAGTGGAACGGCCAAGATTGGGTCATCACCAAGCCTGCCCCCACAAGTGGCGTCAAGAAGCCTCACCGCTACAGACCCGGTACCATCGCTCTTCGTGAGATCCGCAAGTACCAGAAAAGCGGGGAACTCCTGATCCGCATGCAGCCTTTCCAGCGCCTGGTGCGAGAGATCGCACAGGACTTCAAGACCGGCCTCAGGTTCCAGTCCTCCGCTGTCCTCGCCCTCCAAGAAGCGGCTGAGGCGTACGTGGTCAGTCTCTTCGAGGATAGCAACCTCTGCGCCATTCACTCCAAGCGCGTGACTGTCATGCCCAAGGATATCCAGCTCGCCAGGCGTATCAGGCGCGACGTTTGAGGATCTTACGAACATCCTCAGCGAACATGTTAAAATGCCCGAGGCGGTAGCCCACCAGGGCCCACAGGGCGAAGAACACTGTTTTAGTTAACTTGTTAATATCATTCTCCTCCATTTTATATATCGGTCCTACGACACGCCCCATGAACGTCTCGTCCTTGTTTTTCCCAGTCACCATCATCTCAGCCTGTGTCAGGGCACACGTGTCATCATTCACGGACCAGTGGTAGAAGATGAAGGGAATCACCATCGAATAGAACTCGAGTTGCCGGCGGTCGTTGAGGAACGGCGTGACGAGGATCCATCCGAGAAAGATGACATGAATTATGAAAATAATGTTCATCTTATATAAGATGGACAGAGAAAATAATGCCCCTGATCCGAAGGCGATTGCTGCGTCGTGGAACATCCACCACGAAAACATCCTACGCCAGTGGGGCGAACAGAGTGCGTGTTACCGCTACATGCACCACCGTGCCTTCCTTATGTTCAAGAAGCTGAGTCTACGGTTTAACCTGCCGGTCATCGTTCTGAGTACGATCACGGGCACGGCGAACTTCGCCCAGAGCACCTTACCAGTCGCCATCCAACCCATGGCGCCATCGATCATCGGCGGTCTGAACCTCATCGCAGGGTTGATCGCGACTATTATGCAATTCCTTAAAATTCAGGAATTAATGGAAAATCACAGGACGGCCGCGCTCGGGCACGGGACCTTGAGTAGAAACATCCGACTCCAACTCGCCTTGCCCCGCGAGGAACGCAACAAGGAAGGACTGCAGTTCGTGAACGACTGCAAGACGACGTATGATTCACTCCTCGAGCAATCGCCAGCGATTCCGAAACATATCTTGATCAAATTTGAGACCGATTACCCACACGAAAACGAGAAGCCGTTCACCAAGCCCGAGATCTTGAGGGTCCGCGCGATTCCGGTGATCGAATCTTTAGCTATGAACACGCCGTTCGAGCGCTTCTTCGGTGGCGGTAAGGGAAAGCCTGAACCCGAATCCGAATCCGAAGAGGAGGAAGAGGAAGAGGAAGTGGAAGAGGAGGTGGAAGTCATTGAGGAGGATGAAGCGTATGAAGACGTCGAACAAGGTACAACAACAGTACAAACATGATCACGTTGGTAAGGACCGTGCATGCCACGTATGGTAGAATTTTCTTTCTTAAAGGTTCTACGACACGTTTACGTAGTGCGTCGTTTCCCAACGCCAAATCTATAGCTTGATTAGTAAGGTCGTCGACGTCGATGGATTCCTTCATTACGATTATCGCTGAAAAAAAAGTCGAGAAAGTTTACACGATCCACAGCAAAAAGATCGAGCTGGTGCGTAAACACCTAGACGACGGGAAGAACGTGTTCATATGCGGATCGACCGGTGTGGGGAAAAGTTTCATCCTGAAAGAAGCGCTCGAAGGATTCAGTTCGGTGGAACTCAAGACTGAGCACATGAAATCCAAATCCCTGTTCCTCCCTTTCATACGACCGTCTACGAAACATGTGTACATCGACGACTACGACCCCGTGTTTAAACCCATCGTGGAGAAGGTATCTGACGGCGACCGCGTTTCGCGCGGATCGCTCGTGATCACTTCGACGAACATGTGTTTTTTCCCAAATTTTGAGACTGTGTTCATTGCGAAACATAAACCGGAGGTCTTGTTTACTCTGGTGGACGAGGTCACGCCCTCGGTCGAGGCCGCCGCGGCGAATTGCGGCGGTGATATACGGTCTTTTCTCACGTACGCTGAAGGGTACGATGCCATGGACGATTTCAAGACACCGAAAGAGTTCATCGCCGACGTCCTTTGCGAGACTGGACCTCTCTGTATACACGATTCCATCAGCGAACACGGTCACATTTGGGATATTTTCCAGGAGAATTACGCCAACTCGAAGGGTGTTGACCTCCTGCGCACGGCGACGAGTTTCTCTGACGCCGATTACTACGATACGCGCATCTACGCCAGGGGTGCGTGGTACTTGATGCCCTACTTCGTGCTTCACGCGTTGACCGTCCCGAAACATTCGCTCGGTGAACCGCTCGACAGGGACAAGATCCGACCGGGGAGTTGTTGGACGAAACTCGGGAACCACCGAATGCGAAAACAAAAATTCGAGGAGATCAAGAAAAAAAGCCGACTGGGCCTGGGCGTCGAGGAATTGTGCCTCCTTAAAAAGTACGCTGAAAAGGGTGACCTGGAACCCCTCCTTAAGTATGGGATTTCGCCACAAGATTTCGACGTGATCAATCACCTCGCCGTCGGAAATGGCTTAAGGTCGAGGGATGTTAGTAGAGTGAAGAAAGCTCTGAAGCAACATGACCGAGAAAGAAGAGACCGAAGATGAACATGAATGCGTCAAGGTCACCGGAAACGAGATTCTCTTCTACGGTGACGTGGATAGGGAAAACGCTCTGCAGTTCGTTGACAAATTTAAGAAACTGGAGATCGAATTACTTAAGAAAAAAGCTGAACTCGTTGGCTTCGAACCGACCGTCCGTGTCCACATCATGAGCGACGGGGGGTGTATCTTCAGCGGCATGACCATGAAAAACACACTCGAAGCCTCGCGCGTCAAGGTCATCACGATCGCACAAGGATCCTGTTGCAGCGCCGCGACGTTCGTGCTCCTCGGGGGTAAGGAACGACGCATGGGCAAGAACGCCTACGTCCTGATCCATCAGCTCTCCACCGAAATGTGGGGGAATTATCAAGACCTCAAGCACGAACTCAAATCGACCGACAAACTGATGAAGATGCTTCGTAAGATGTACCTCTCGGCGACGTGCATCCCTGAGAAGAAGTTCAACAAGCTCATGAAGAAGGATATTTACCTTTCACCTAAAGACTGTTTGAAGTACAAAATTGTGGATTACGTGGAGTGACTCTCCAGGTAGCCGTCCAGGGTCGTGTACCGCCTGCGATTATCGCTGATGGTGGACGACCTTTTGTACAGACACAGTATGCATACCATGATGAACACCACACAAAATGTATTGAGATTCATGGGAACAGGTGTGACTGGAGGCGGCTTCAGACGCTCCATGCGCGCATAGTTCACCACCGGTAACATTCTATTTATAACAATGAAATTATTTATACTCAGTAGTCCAACCTAAACGTGCCATGGTCTCGTCGTCGGCTGGGACTTCTTTTGAAAGTCTGAGCGTTGCTTCGCGCCAAAAGTTACACTCCTCCTCGACCTTTTTGATTTCCTGCTCGAGTTTTGCGTTCTCGTCCTTAATCTCGACAGTTCTATACATGGCACTCGCCACCTTTCGTGCGTCGGGCAGTGCACGTTCGATCTCAGAGAAGATCCACTCGAGCGGACGATTCGGACCCTCGTTCATGATTCGATTCACGAGAAGGTTCACGGGATCGGCGTCGCCTAACCCCCTGTTACCGAAAACACCGGGGAACTTTCGTCCCACTTCTTGGATGAGGTATTTTTTCTTCACGAGTTTCGATTTCATCATGGCGGCCTTGGCGATTCCGACTCCGTCGAGGCCGCCACCTAGAAGCTGTTCAAGCTCCTCAGGAAATTTCCACTCCAGATATTCCCAAGCGAGGTCGCAAGCGAGTCCAAGATCTCGTCCAGAATCGCGGACAAAGTCGTCATCTTCGCACCATTTGATGTCAAAAAAATCCCAGATGCCGAGCTTGACCTCCGAACCTGATGGTTTCGTATACCAGTCGTGTGCGTCCTTGGGCCAGGGATGTAAAGCTGGGAGTCTTTCTAGCAACTTCGATATGACCTGTGATTTGAAAAGAGCTTCCTTCGTTCTCGCCATAACCTAAAAGACCCAGTTTATTTATTTCACGGGGTCTGGGAAAAATTTCAGGTTCCAAAATCAGTTTTTGGTGCACGCGTGGGCCCCCAGCACAGGTTACACCTGAATTCCTTGATTTAATGAAATTCCGCGGACTGTCCGGATTCGTGCCGGTGCGAGTGGGAATGACTGATTTGGCCCATCACAATCGTTTATATATGAAAATTAAAAAAAAACGCGCTACGCGCTAATAAAATTAGCTATACAAACCCGGATCATCACAGATCCAAAATCAGTCTTCACCGCGCAAAGAAATCTGTGACACTGGTCGGTTCAAATTTAGACCCTCAATTTTATATGAGATTTCTTGAGTTAATCCCAAATGCGTTCACGAAATGAGACTGACGCACCCCGTTTCTGTTACCCCCGCTGCCAATTCCAATACAGTGAAAAACAGGGTTATGGGTCAGGAATTCGCCGTCTTTTTTTTCAAGAGAGAGCTCGACGAGTTTTTGAAAGTCATAGACGAGGAATACGAGGTCGTGGCCGCGCAGTACGAAAAACTCGTCGCCTATGTCAAATCAGGGTTTGATGGCGCGGTAAAATTGACCCGAGAACTCGTGACCGCGTTTCGATCACACATCGACGAAAGGTGTGACGAGGAAGAACCGGAAACGCTTCGCTTCGTAACAGAAAGTTACGTGAGTCAGCAGCAGTGGCTGGAGTGTCTCAAGGGAGACTTGGGCAGGTTTCGATTCATCGTGGATCCCAGATCCCTCAAAAAAGTCAATGTGCGAATCCGCGATAGGGTCGACCCGGAGGTTTCCGAATCGCGTGTCAGCAGCATCAGCGAATATCGGATCAATACCACAACAAAGTTCCGCAAAGTCTTCAAGCAGCACTGCACCAGAAAATCTTTAAGGCGGGGTGCCGTCAGCTTTTTCCACAACGGCGAATTAATCGACCCCAATAAATCACCCGTTGAACTGAACATGGAGGACGGAAATATCACGATCGAACAGAGATTTATCATGCACCGAGAGCCCTGGTCCGCCAAGAAACTCATAAAGGTACTCGAAAGAAAGTATAAGTTCACCTTCAATGACCAGGAAGAGATCGAAGAATGGGATGAAGGTTTATTCGAGACACTAGGCGAAGACGCTCTCGTGTTTAATTACGAAGGTGACTTTATCACCGAATGTGATGACGAGGAAGAAGGTGTCGAAAAAATCTATCAGTTCATCCGCAAGGAGGCCGGATGGTCTCTCGATGAGAGTCCATTGGACATGAATGCCTGGGTTTTGTATCCCACAAAGTCTATAAAGTACCCTCTCCAGTCCTTATTGTAATCACGACGATAAATAATGTTCGCACATAATAACATGAGCTCGGCGCTCGTCGCGGTCGCGATCGTCTGTTTCGTGATTCTCTGTGTCACGG